GTGAAAGCCCCGGCATCCACGTCCAGGTGGAAGGTCCGGGGCATGGTGATGTCGGAACCGGTAAGCGTGAATGACCCGGCCCCGATCCCCAGGAGGTAACCATACTTCAGCGTCACCGTTGATCCGGTCAGGGTGAATGTCCCTGCCCCGATCTCCAGGGTATAGGCGGTGGGAGCCGATGAAGGAATATCGAGGACGCCGGCTACGGGTAGCACATATTGGTTGCCGCCTACCGCGCTATCAAATATCCCAAGATCAGGAATGAGATATTGTGACATTTAGGTTACGATTGGCAAGGGGTCAACGTAAATCGTCGTCGATGGCTTGCCAAGGAAAATTTTTATCGTGTACGGACCAACCTTTCCCGGGTCTATTGTCGCCGCCAACTTAAATTCATTCGGATTACTCATTCCTGTTGTTGTCCAGGTCGCCGTTGAAGCGGTAACGTCGGCTGGTGTACCAAAGACGGCACAGCGTGTATGGACAACCGTTCCAAGACCGTCCGTATTGTTGGCCGGGAAATCCACCTCCATCCAAACTTCATCATTCTGCAGATTAGTGGCACTGTCGATGATGCAGTCGATAGTAATCGTCTGGGAGTCGGCATCCGCCAGAATGCCATGGATAGCAACGCATGGTAAGGCAGCCCCATATTCGTTTTCGTCTGTGAAAGCGTTTGCTATCATTTTCAATGCGTAAGACGTCGTACCATCAGTGGCCCCGTCAGTTTTTACGATTGTTGTTTCTGTAAAAACTTCACCATAATATGAACGACGGGCTAAGGTGACCATGTTATTATCGTCCGTACAGTGGTCACAAATCGCAAAAAAATCTTTATTTGGGTTGCCTGGTATATTACTGGAAGCAGCGTACCAAAACAAAAAACCTGAACCAGACGGTAACTTGCACCGTGTCAAGTAAAGATTAGATAGATACCCCGGGCTAAAAAAGATCAAGTATCGTGTTGTTGCGCCAGGGCAGAAAGCTGAAAGATCCAGGTTTTCCCCAGTGAAACCACCATAACCTGCATTCTGGAAAAGATGTTGTAATTCGTTGGGAGCCACCAAATTCCCATTGCGCCAAAGTATATCAGCCCCTGAAGATAAGTAACAATTAAGCCGACTCAATTCAATGTCGCCATCAAAAATTTCTAAACGGCAACCAGCACCAAAGCTCCCACCAGAATACAGGTAGGTATAGTCGCTTGCTGTCCCAATTTTTATAAGAGTAAACACACCCTTGCCAGGACCATGGAGTGTTACGTGGGTTAGGCTTACACTTACGCCAAACCCGATGGTGTTAGCGGAACAGTATTGTACACCATAGGAATAAAAACTTCCGTTAAAATAACAATAACCAGATGATGTGCCAACAACGGCTCCATACGATAGAGAGTCGTCCGTTTTATCGACGCAGTAAATTTTAATACGGGTCGCTAAGGTGTCGGAAGCAGTAATCGCAAAATTTGCTCCATATAATTCACTGTGAGCGTCATGGACATAAATTGTGTCACCAGCGGCAGCATTATGAAAAGCATACCGGAAGATAGTAGCGTTATCCCATGTTCCATCAGTGGGCGAACGAGTAGTCCAAACTGCCGTTCCATCGGCTGTCGTATTGCCAACGGTTGTATCCCAGGTAGGCTCAGTCGTTGCATGGGATGTACCACCGGTAGTGCATTCATAGACGACACTCTGAGCCGCCGCTGACTTGCCGGTTGTAGCAACACAACGCGCCCCGGCGGTATAGACATGTCCTGCTTGCCAGAAGGACAATACCTCTCCGCCAAGGGCGGTTGCGTTATTTACTCTCCAGGTAGCCATTATTCAATCGCCAGGATCGACGCTCCGAAGTCCACTGTGAAAGTTTCGCCAGTGTTTACGGTAATGGCTGCTCCGTAATCCCACCAGGCAATCAAGTTATCATCGCCGGCGGTGTCGTTGTAAAGCACGACATACCGGAACGGACCGAACGATCCGCCGGAGGCCGTAAACACGACATCTGTTCCAGTCAAAGTGGCAACACCAGCGGTTTCCGACAGGTCGTTTTGAATGTCGGTTCCACCGGAAGGGTAACCATTCTCCGCTGTGATCTCAGCCAGATCTGTCTTGATTGCATCAGCGGACGCTGAAGGCGTCGCATTGGTCAGGTAGACCTTGAGCGTGTGGCCGGCGGCATGAAGCTGATGCACACCCTTGGCAAGCTGCTCGACAAAATCCTCGAATTTATTAAATGTAGCCATAGGTCACTCCTTATGATACGACTTTATGGGTTTCTCGTTTGACGGCAGTAATCACCTTGGAAACGGCATTATTGAATTGTTCGTCAAATGTTTCCTTGGTGAAGGTCCATGTCACCCGTCCGATCTCTTCCCGGACGGCCGACATAAATTCATGCAAATCCATCTTGAGGTTGATCTCTTCCTCATTGATTGTAATATGGATTTGCGGATGGTTCCACTTGCGCATGATCGTAACGTGCTGTGGCATGACAACTCCTATTTCAGGGCAAGGAATTTAGCCAGTGTCAGGGCCTTCATCAGTTGGTCGTGCTCTTCCGTGGAAAGGCCGCTGCCGGATGAAATCGTGATTAGACCAGCCGAATTACCGGGGATGACCTGCACTTGGTTTTGATTAAGAATGCCGTTTTCGACATCGAAGAAATTGTTATTAGACCCGGTCAAACGCACGCTGTATTGTCCGTCTTCAAAGGTCAGTGAATAGCCATTAATGATTTCGATGAACCGTGCGTAAGTCACTCCCGCCACGGTCACCGACGTGTTGTGCCGGTGCGTGTCCGGGAAGGCCATTCCTACTTCATCGTCCTCCAGGTTTTTCAGGTCCAGACGAAACGTGTCCGTGTCTAATTCATAAAGCGTACCGGACACTGGCGTCAGATAACTTTGGGGGATGTTGATGACACGATTACCCCAATCGACTGTGAGTGCCACTGGTCAACTCCTTAATTTTGGCCCGCAGGGAAGAGATCTCCACGGCGAAGTCATCCTTCATGGTGTTGTGCTCAGTCATGAGGCGTACCATGGTCGCCTTGTTGATGTCCAGGGCCTTCTGGCAGTTGATGAGATTAGCCACCAATACTTCCTTCTCTTCAGCCAGGAGCGCGTTGCGCAACTCCAGATCCTGGGCAGCGATACTCATGGACTCATACCGTCGTTGAAACATGTCAGTCATAAACAAGGCTCCTAATCGTACAATAGAATAACGGTAGTCGAATACCCGGACTCACTTTCGATGGTGCCTGAAATTGAGGATGTCTTATAATAGGGAACGCCGCTGCTCTTGCGCACGCGACCAGAAATCGGCTGATCGCTGGCGAACACGCGCGACATCGTGATAACGCCGCTGGAGTTGGTGGTACCGCTCAGGGCCACGTAGGTCGCTTTGATGGTGCCTGTCGGGCTACTCCCGGGCGCGGATGCCATGGTGTAAGTATACGTGTCCACATCACTTACGGTAATGGTAAAAACGCCATTATTCTGATAGTGGCTGGCACCAGAAATTTGTACCTTGTCGTTGGTGGCCATCCCGTGGGCCGTGTGCGTCACCGTAGCCGTGGTCGATGAATTGGCGATGGTTACCGTTTCATCGTAAGGCATCGGACCGCCCGAGTAGGCTAACACCAATACAACAGCGTTCTCGATGGCCACTGGAGGCACCTGGGTGTCTTTGACGGTGACGGTGACATTGACAGCCCCAGACACAACCGTGACATCACACCCGGCTGTACGGACCGACGGAGTAGACCCGCCGGAGATGGTCAGGTTCATTGACCCGGCGGCGATATTGACGTAAACAGCCTCATGGCCAGTCGAACCGTCCGTGGACGCATAGTTTGTCCAGGTACAATTCGTGAGCGTCATATTCTCAGCCGATCCAGTAATCTCCAGCCCATGACCAGTGCCATCGCTGTTAAACGTTGTATTTGAAATCAATGCAGCGTTAGCTGGAGAAGACGCCACAACGGCCGATGAAGCCGTCGAAAGGTCGATAGTGCATCCAGTAAAAGTGCCGCCCCCGGTCGTGATCTGCCCACAACGCCGAAAGGTGCTGTTGAGCACGGTGCTGTTGGACAGAAAGGAAAACGTGCTCATGTCGGTGAAAACGCAAGTGTCGAAGTTGACGTCCGCGTTGTCCGTCACCACAAATGTTCCCTTGGAGACAGTACCGAGAGCGGTGATATTGATGTTGGTCCAGTCTACCCGAGAAGACGAATTGCGGATCTCAAAGCCGTTGAATGAGGTGGCAACCTTCTTTGTGTTCTGAATAACGATGTTACGGTTGGAGTCTCTGAAATCACAGACCGCACCATAGCCAATGATAAACAGTCCCTTCATCAAATAGCCAGCGGTAATCTCCTGAAACTGCCCCCAACGGTTGTACCCGTTAGTAGCGTCGTTGGCGTCATTCTTGGCGGCAGCCCCAGCAAAAGTTGCGTAATTGCTGGTCTCGCCACCAGCCACCCGGAATTCACGTCCATACCGAAAGGCATCCACCAAACATGGGCTACCTTTAGAAATGGCGTTTGTGTTATTGAAGGCAGCCCCAAACCACCGTTTCGTCGTGGTCGGGGAACCAACGGTATCGTCCGGTGTGACCACGCTATTGTCAACGTCTACCGCTTCATTGATCCAGCCACCATAGGCGTAGTCGTCTTTACCACGCACATCCCAACTGTAGAACACGTTTTGCGCACTCCCGCGCATGATACGAATTCCACCGTCAGCATAATTAGTCAGCGTGTTAGGGGAAGCCCAATACAGCCAGGCAAACACCGCAGCAGGAGAAGTAATTGTGAGACCGGAACCATAATCGAAAATCATGCCTCCAACGCCCGTGGCATTATAGGCTTTCGATATGGAATAAGTATTCTGGATATAATTTTCACCGTCTACCGCAGGCGTACCACCAGAAGTCCAGCCGGTAGCCGACGGCTCTACCCATGTTCCGATTGCTTCACACAGACTGATCGTCTGCAAATCTGTAGTATATGACGGAGCCGCCATGGTTTCTCCATAGGGGGAGGATCACTCCCCCTGTTGAGTTTAAAATTTAAGCGTCTGTAATTCTGGAGGCCACAGCACTTCCACCGGCCGCTCCGAGGGTACCGGCAGACTCGTACGTTTTGATGGGTGTACCTCCACCGTCCCGTACGCGGATATAGAGGGAACGCGGCGAACTGTAAATCGTCGTGAACGCCTCACTGGCGTCGTCGCACAAACGGTCGATGTAGGAAATCATGACGTTGCGTGGCTGCGTAGCGGCGTTAGAACCAGTGAAGTCGGTAGACGCAATCTGGAATGTCGATGACGCCCATGAATTGTAAGGAACTCGACGATACACGCCTGTGTCCAACTGAATGCGCAAAGTCCCGGAAGCCGGTGTGTCGGCAGGGATTGAAGCAGTCACCACAACGGCTGTTTCTGCAGCACCATTCAGCGTAGTCGCCAAAGTCAACTGATCGAAATCGAAATCATTGCCGGCTGCCTTCGGTCCGACAAACACATAGTCCTCACCGGAAATGAGCCCGGACACCGTAAAGGTGACGTTATTCGGAGGGGTCTGGGTGACGCCAAGCAGATCCTGGATGGTGTCTGAGGCGGTAAGGTCATCAGCATCAACCCCAACACCAAAGGCCCCAATCAGTGTTCCTGTGTAGGAGCCAAGGAAAATCTTTGGCACCGTCCGGGATGTCACCGTCCCCTGGGTCGCGATAGCACCAGTTGTTCCACCGGTGATATTAATCCCTCCGGTAGGGGCCACACCCGTCAGAAGCTGTATCCACATTTTCGTGGGTGAGGTGGCGTGGTTGATGGCCAACAGTTGGCCGCTACCGGTGGACCAGGTCACCTCTTCCGGGGTTCCCAAAACCCAGGTTCCACTCACGGCCGTCACGGCGATCTCGTGGGTAATCCCCAAGAACAACTCACCGTTAATGCCATACAAGCTGGCAGCCGGAGACGCCTGGCTGGAGATCTCTTTGACCCATTCCCAGATTGCCTTCAATCCGGCGGCATTGGAATTGTAAGTCCATTTCGAATAATATGGCTGAGCACCATTACCGTTATTGAGGTCAATGGTCTGGTAGCCTTCGGTATTGGTCGGAATGTCTCCGCCGGCCCATCCCTGTACGGTTGCAATCAAGCTGTCGTTCTGCGCATCAGGAGTGGTACCGATAGCGGCCACGGACTCAGACTCGCCCAGGGTCACATTAAAGAAATCATACGTGTCGCCCCAATGACGTGCCTGCACGCGAATACGGTATCCGTCGATGGCGGCACCTGCGTCCATAGACTTCACCAGGATACGCAACAGAACACCAGCCGCAGCGTCACCGTTATAACCGCCGGTGGCCTGTGTCCCCCAGAACGGAGTGGCATCGTAAAGCGCATTATCCTGGATAATCTGGATCTGGGTATCGGTATCATTCACCGCCCCCAGAACCTTCAGTCCAGAATAAAGAACTTCTGAAGCACCGCTGCCCTGGCGGATAGATCCACCGTACAGATATTCAGCGGCGGCGTCGTCGATGTTATATGAGCCGAGCAGCGTGATAATGCTGTCCGTGGAACGTTCCGAAGGTGTCGAACTGGTAATGTCCAACAGGTCATTTGAAGACGACACGGTCTGATTATCAGCCATGTCTTGCAGCATTCTGTGCAATTCAAGGACCGTATAATGGGCCGTTCCCGAGACGTGCCGAATATCGCCATTAACCGCTACTGTGAAATCATCAGCAATAGCCATTGCATCCTCCTACGAATAAGATAAGCTGGCACGTTGGTCCCAGCGATTGGTAAAGCTGTCCACTCCACCGGCCCATGTGATAACCACACCAGTAGTCGTGTCCATTTTCTTGATACGCCATGAAGACGTTGCTTCCGAAGCACCAGGGGGAGCTTCTCCAATATAGGTGATCGTTGATGACGCTTCGTCAACACGGACCGACATGCCTGCATATTTGGCGACATCGACAATGCCATCGACAGTGATGGACCCCGAGCCATCGTTGATGGCCTGGCTCGCCGGCCAGTTTGTGATTTCTACTTCAGTCGCTGGGCCGGTACCGGACGTGCCTCCTTCCCAGGCGACCCAATCCAGGACGTCGGCGTCCCAGACATACATCTTTGATTGGATGGGGTCAAAAACCTTGTTGACATACATAGCAAATCTCTGGGGTTACACTTCGCCCTTACCGTACATAAAGCAGTTGACGGACGTTTGATCGGCCCCATTGTTGCGCAGGCGGATGTTAACCCAAGGGGCTACCACTTCCTGTGCAAGGGCCGCCGGCGTCCCGCCCACCACGGCTGTGGCAAGGGTTACGATGGTTGTTACCCCACGGTCATTGGAAAAATCGAGCCGGAAGGAAGCATTGCCGCCAGTGGATACAGCCCCCACCAGACGTGAGTAAAAGTTAACCTGCATCCATCCGGAAGACACCTGTTGATTGATCGTCGTCGCCACCGGGCCTTCATTAACCACGGTCTCATTGACCGTCATCGTGTTGGTGCCGAGGGTAGCGATGGTGAAGGTACCGTTGTTGTTGACGGTACCGGAGACAACAATTTCATCACCGACCGTGAGACCGGACTCAATACCGGTAGCAGCCATCGTTTTGGTGGCCGCTGTGAAGGTAACACTACCAGTGAAATATTGCAAATTTTCCTGTGTGTTGAACAGATTAGCAAAGCCCTGAGACATGGAAAAACCCCCCTTTAATCCACCAGATCAGCCGTGGATACCTCAGCGGCAGTCTGAATATTTTTGATGACCTGTTCGGCCGACGTCAAAAACTCGACGATGTCTGATAATTCCTGGCAACGGCCATCCATCCAGCGGGCTTCCACCTCGTCCTTGATCCGGACAGAGACGGCCAGGTGTCCCAGATGGGACGCACTGAACCAGCCGATCAGTTTCTCCCAGGCGGTGGGGTTGCTGTTCTGGAGGCTTACGATGGCACGCAAAATATCTTCACTCGGTGAAATCATATTGAACCTTTCTTATTGAGCCGCATTGGCGTGGGGTTGGGCAGATTGTGGTATCAAGCGGGTGTCTTCGCCCTGGGCTTTATTGCCGGCGGCGTCCAGCGTGGCCGGACCGGCCGGAGGGGCTCCAGGAGTCCCCGGACCGCCCGGGGGCATCCCGGGAGCAGCGGGGTTCATCGGCATACCCATTGTCATGGAGGTCGTCGTCGAGGCGGCGGACTCCAGCCCACGGACGTTGATCTCGTTGGCTTTGGCTGCCTGCAGCAACAGATCGGCCCGGCCTTCGAGCCCGATGATCTGCAGGTCCACAGGGTTATTGGTTGTGGTCAAGAATTCATTGATCCGGACGGCTTGCTGCTCACGAGCAATCAGTGACGATGAACCCTTGGCTTCGATGTTCATGTCGCAAATCATGTCGTCCAACTCGCCATTGTCCAGGTTCCAGTAGAAAATATATTCGATGGACGGCGCGATAATCTGCACGTCGATGGCGCGGATGACAGCCTTGATCCCCCTGGCGGCGGAGGTCATCAGCATGGACAAACCGGACGCGGTGTTGCCGGCCCCGCCAACCGAAGAGTCCCCGTGGGCGTAACCAGGGATACCACAATGCTCGTCGGCGAGCTTGCTGAAGTGGTTGTAGACCATCACCAGTTTGTCGGCGTTCATCGGCACGTTGTAGAATTTCATGGCCGGTGCAGTCGTCATCCCCTGGTCGGTCGTCTTCCAGACCCTCCAGGGCCACAGCTTGTCGCTGGTGCCTGGTGGACAGCGGTCCATGTTCATTTCGACCTGGGGGCCGGAGGCCACGCCTACGTTGTTCACCATGGCGCGGACGATGGCATTGCAGATCCCCTGGATGTCGGCCATCAATTCAGGGACGCATTTCCCCCAGAAGGCGTCCGTCTCTTCAACGAACGACACCTTGAAGTAGGGCTTCTTTCCCTGGGCGTCATAATTGAGGATGCACTTGAGGACGTACTGGCCAATCACCCAGGCGCACACGTCATAATCAATGTCAGGGTCAGCAATTTCTTCCGGCGTCATGCCGTACTCCAGGAGGGCCTTACCGTTCACGGTCCCCCAGAATTCCAGGCAGTCAATCTTTTCTCCGGAGGTGAGGGCAGAAGAGTCCATCCCCATGGCCAGCAAGCGTTCATTATCACCAGACAGGTTGAGCCAGTCGTGGAGCTTCCCGTCGGTATGCTCACGAAGCACCTGGCGGATCGCATCCTCCTTGTAGCCAGGCATCCCGATCATCTTGATCAGGTCGCGGCGTGTCAGCCGAATGCGGTCGAAGAGATAGCCGTCATTAATCCCTGTGGAGTCTGGGGCCGGGAAGATATCAAAAGGCGACCGGCGTTCGTACGTCGGGATCACCTTGTCCTCATAAATGACCCTGGACGCACCAGTCAGAGCATCGGTTGTCATCTTTCTGGTTTTCTCACTCCGGAAAATAGGGCCTTTCAGGAAAGCGGCCTTCTGGTCCACGATGTCGTCGATAAGCCGATCCAGGGCATCATACCAGCCACCCTGGGTCAACTGATCGTCGATCTTGTCACGGACCTTCTTCGCGTTCTCCTTCGCCCGGGCGTTGATCGCCTTCTGGATCTGGTCCTTCATGGCCGGCATGTTGGCGATGGCCTGTTGCTTGATCATGTTCAGGTCCACCGGCATACCGGTTGTCATGGACTGTGACAGCATCTCGTTGACGGAGTTCATCAGGATCTCCTGAGAGATCTCCATCATATCCTGTTCCGGTAACTCCGGGATCGGAGTTGGCTCAACATCCCATGGCTTCATCCCAGGCTGGAACAAGACATCCTTGATCCACGCCTTTCCGGACCGGCACTTCGTGTCGGTCATCATAATGAACGCTTCAGACCCACCCATAGAACGGATCGCCGCGAGCTTGTCGCTCTCGTAATGACCGTTTTTTTGGTTGAGCATTTTCAGCATCTGCAACGTGATGGGCGATTTGGCCGTCTTGGCCCGCTCCCAACGTTCCATAATGAACCGAGACAGATCATCCAGCAAGGACGTGTTCTGGGCCTCCTCGCTGGATTGCGCTTCCAGTTCAGCCGTGGCTGCGGCCTCCTGGTCAAGCTCTGCGTTCGTTTTAACGTTGAGCAGGGCCATTTAGTTTTCCTCCTGTGGGGGTGTTGCAGAATGGGCAGGCTTCTTCGTAACCTGGGGTATACATGGTGAAGACCGTCCCACAGCCTCGGCAAGTGAACGGCTTTTTAAGCGACACCAGGCTGGATACCATACCTGGAGGACCATCATAAGGATCTTTGAGGTCCGGGTGGTCGTGCATGAATAATTCGAATTCCTGATTGGACTCAATCCACCAGGGGACACGGGGCAGCTTCATAGTGCGGGTTTTTTCGTCGATTTTTTGCATGGCTCTTCTTGGTAGCGGGGGAGGGAATTGAACCCTCGACGGCCAGGGTATGGGCCTGGTGTTCTACCACTGAACTACCCCGCATCATGGGAGGCCCCGGAGCCGGCGGGGAACCGTCCCCGGGTCTTCTGGTTGATTAAGCGAGTCGCTTAGCCCAGGGGAAGGTTATGTCCAGGCAGCAGAATTGACCATGGCTGAGGGCGACGCAGGCCCTAATTGCATGATCCGGTTCTGATGCACTGAAAGCGAATTGTCGATGTACATGCAGGCATACTGCAGCGCGTCCATCGGGTGAGAGTATTTATTCTTTTCAGGGATGTTATAAAATCGCTCATCCCCGGACACCTGCAGCCGGCGGTAATGGTAACCGCCGTTGAAGCCCTTGCGGATCATCGTGCATGTCGGCGACAACTGAAAGCCAACCTTACCCCTAACCATCCGTGTCAGAAAAGCATTGACGGCGTTAATTCGAGCCTCCAGCGAATTTGACTTCGCAGGAGTGGCGGGGATACGGGCATCACGGAGTTCCATATAACAGGTCCGCTCGTCGGTGTCAGACCGCTTGGTCCCGGCAGGATCTCCGGTACCAATGATGTCGTGGCCACGATAGGTTGTAACCAGGATGGGCTTGAGAATATCCGTAGTGAATTGGCGGATACCAATGTTCTCAGAAACGACTTCGTCCAGAACCGTAAAAAGTCCCGAAGGATGGTATTGAGCGATGACCGCTGCAGGGTTGCGGACGCCAAAGTCGAAGCCGATAATGATAGGCAGGCCGGGCGTGGGACGAAGAGTTTCGGATGCAGTATGAAGGGTGTCATTCCAATTTACAAAAACCACCTGCCCGTCCATGACGAAGCCATACTGGCCGTCAACGTAAACCTTGATGAATTCAGGATCTTTCCCGATCATCAAGTTCTGGTAATACCCGGGCTTTAAATTCTTTAGGTTTTCGGCGTTGGGGCCTCGACCGGAAGGCTGTTTAAAAATTGCATGTCCCGGGGGACATTCCTTCTCAAATATTCGATACCACCAGTGATCGACGTCCGGTGGGTTGGTATCCATGAAGATCCCGGTCCACGTTGGACCACCATTTCGCATGGAAGGGAAACGGTCGATACGGCCGTCGAGTCCGTCGAGAATAGCCTTCGGAATTTCTCGTGCTTCATTAAGCCAGGCACCGGTGAGTTCCAAAGAGAGGAGGTTTCGGACATGATCCGGACGGTCCAGGGCTCGAAAGAGGACTTCGCAGACAACCTGCGTTCCATCGGCGAGCTTGATCTGGTCAATGACAAATTCGTGGAAAGTGTCACGCCAGGTTCCGAAATATCTGGGGGGAACCCAATCGTGGAACGTTTTAATCGTTGTGTCACGGAGTTGAGGATAACTATTCCGGACAACCAGCCAGCGAGTACAACGGCGTCCATCGGCGTCAGGTTTCTGTTTCTGAGCACGAGAGAGGATTTCCATAACCATCGCAGATGACTTGCCAGATCCGAACGGCCCCATGACTCCCCTAATCCGTGAGTCGTCTTGAGAAAATCTTTTAAGTGTCGGTACGTCTGCGTAGCTGTAGACAATTTGCGTTCCCATTACCCTGTGATGACGAAACTAACATTCGTGTTGCCGGCCTGCATCGTCGTCCTCTCTTGAGGTGTCATGGAGGACTTGTTTTTCTTCGCAAATTCCACCAGCCCCTTCATCATATTGATGTCAATGCCCTTAATGTCGCCGGCCTTGACCAGGTCGATATAGCGTAAAATAAGGTCGAGAGCCTCGTGCTCGATGGTGTCATTTTTGAGATACAACTTAATGTTGTCCTCAACGGCCTCAACCTCCTTAATTTCCTTGAGTTTTTGTACCCACCCAAAATGGGCCTTCCACTTCCGGAGGGTTGAAATCTGGATCTTCCATTCCTCGGCGACCTGTTCGTCGATTTGGCCTGCGCGAAGTTTCGTGGTCTGATTGAGAAATAACCACCGCTCGAAACATCGGCGGTGGATCTTCTGCTCAATAAGAGTGTCACCCTTCTGGACTGAGGCGGCGACCGGGACTTCGGCGGTAGGCAGGACATCAATAATCTCCGTATCCACTATTTTTGGTGTGTCGCTCGGAGCTTCAATAAGTAGATCAGTCATAGTACAAGTGTATCACAAATCCTTAGCTTTGTCAAGGCTTTTGGGAAGT